GTTTGCAAAACCTGATTCATTGATGACAGTGTTGTATTCTCAGAGTTGTATACGCTTAGTTTGTCATTGTATACTGCCAATTTATTGTTATAGTTTGTTTGTGCTATAGCCTGTGCTGCAACAGCATCATTGTAAGCATTTATTTGTGATTGAGTTGGTCCTGATCCAGAAGAAAATGTATTAAGATTACAACTAAAGTTTTGTCCCCATACTCTTGGATTTCCAGCATAGTCACAACCTGCTCCAGTCCATCCTCCAGGAATTGCCCATCCAAGAAGGTAGGATCCAGGGCCTCCTCCGTTGTACCACCATATTTCTACATCTAAGGTTTTGTCTTCACTAACATCATATACGGGAGAGTAATCGCTCCAAGTTGTCCCTTGCTCTACCCAGTTATCAACAGCAAGTTGACCGTCAACATACATTCTAAAACCATCATCCGTATATCCTGCAAAGTAGGTTTGTGTAAACCATGAAGGGACTGTTATCTGTCCAGTAAATTTAACTATAAGGTTTTCGTATCTATTACCGCAAACTGGAAGTTGCATACTGCTTGAGTTCCAGGTGCCAGAACAAAGAACAGATCCTGGGGTAGCAACATTACCCTGCCTAACAAGAGTATAAACAGTGTATGCCAAACCTGTTCCCCCAGCACTCTGCATATTAGATTGTGTGGTTTGAACATTAATATTGGCTATGCTGAGTGCATCTTGAGCATCATTCTTTTCTTCAAGAGCGTTGTCTTTATGTTCAAGGGCCAAGGCTACTGTGGCTGTCTGCCCATCCACATTTGACTGGGCAAGGTTCTTTACTTCTAAGGCTGTGGCTTCTGCTTCTACTGCATCTTCGTGGGCATCATAGGCATCATCTTTAAGTTCCTTCGCATTTGTGGCTGAGGCAAACTTATTTTCTGCTATCTCTATAAGATCTATAAAATCATCTTGATAGCCAAGGTCATCTACGCTATCGTTAAGTTTCTGTATTTCTTGGGATGCTACTGTGAGTGGATCATCAGAGTGGGCTTCCTGGGGGGCTATAAGTAGCCAGCCAAAGGCTAGAACTGTGGCTGTTACTATTCTTAGTAGTCGTTTAATTACCTTTCCCCCTTGCAGACGACATGTCTGATAGGATGATTATACCATTTTATTGCACAAAAAAGGGGCTACCGTAATTGGTAACCCCTTTAATGTTGGACTAATTACTTAACTAGAGTAACCTTAGCCTTTGGATTCTTCTTGTTCCACTTTGTAGCAAGTGCATTGAATGACTTCTTCAAAGAAGAAAGTGCTGCTGCATTATCTGCAGTCAACTTAGCAATCTGTGCATCCTTAGCAGCAAGAGCAGCATCTGATGCTACCTTTGCATCTGCAAGTGCCTTATCTGAAGCAGCCTTTGCCTGAGCAACTGCTGTTGTTGTGTCGTCCTTGAACTTTGCAAGTTCTGCATTCTTAGCAGCAAGTGCTGCATCTGAAGCAACCTTTGCAGCAGCAGCATCGGCTGCAGCCTTAGCAACGGCAGCAGCAAGAGCATTCTCTGCAGCAATCTTTGCAGCAGTCTGTGCAGCAAGTTCTGATACTAGATCACGAACTGCAATCTCTGCGAATGGTGCAAGTGTTGGAGCAGTCAAACCAACTACTGCTGCTGCAACTGCATCTGATGATGTTGTTGGTGCAAAAGTAATTAGTGAGCGTGTTCCTGTTGTTGGAAGAGTAGCCTTAAAGGTTGCTGTTCCAAAGTCTGTTAGAGTAGCACCAGTTGTTACTGTTGCTGTATCCATAACTGCTGTTGAAGCAAATACGGTTGCTGTAATTGACTTGCCAGATACCTTGTTGCCAAATGCATCTGTTGCAGTTACAACTATATCCTGCTTAGTTCCTGCTGCACCTGCTGAAGGTGCTGAAACTGTTAGGTTGTTGATCTTGCCAGCAGTACCCTGTACATAGTATGTAAGAGTTGTTCCACCATTGTTAATTACAACGGTTCCAATTGCTGTTGTCTTTGTGTAGACAAAGAATGTTGCAGTTGTTCCAGTTCCTGTTGCAATTGTCAAAGATGATGATCCTGACGATGCTCCGACTGGTGCTGCTGATGTGTGTAGTGCTGATACGATTGTTGCGTTAGTTGCTACTGCAGAAACTGATGTTCCTGCTGCTACTGTTGCCACAAAGCGTAGTGCATCTGCTGCATCGATTGTGTTATCTGCTGGTACTGGCAATGTGGCAGGGGTAGCAATTACACCATTAGTTGTATTTGCTGTTCCATCTAGCGTTACCGCTACTGTCATTACTGTAGCATTTGCAGGTGCTACTGCGACCATGCCCAAAGTCATGGCTGCAACCACGGCTAGTGCGATTTTCTTGAATGAATTCATTACTTATTTCTCCTTGTTTATAGTGTTTTTAGTCTGTCCAGGTAGTCTTTTATTTCTTCTATCTGGCTAGGTTTATATTGTATCACGTTCTCAGGTAGTTCGTCAACTCGCTTAGGTCTATCCCTAAAAGTATGAACCTCTACTTCAGTGTCTATATTTTTTGGGGTATGTGATATTGCCCCAAATATTGCTCCACACACAGCATCAGCCAAGTCCTTTGACTTTTTGCGTGGGTGGTCAACTCTATCATTTTTCATAATCTTTAACTGGGTTAGTTCATCAAACAATAAATCAATTGCAGGCATGGCAAGTCTTTCCTCGTACACAAGCATAGCCATATCCTCATAGTGCTTCTTGGCAACAGAAACAGTATCAGTCTTCATTCCAACCTGCTTCAATTCATTTTGAATATCAAATGATTGCCAACGGTCAAAGGAAACCATTCCAATATCAAACCCAAGCCTTCTAAGATTTTGAATCCACTGTTTTACCTCAGAAAGATTAACAGGTCCTTCTACCTTTGGCTCCCACCATGCTACTGCATCCACTACTACAATTGGTGCCACCTGTTCGTAGTTATTAATTACCTGTATGTTTACCCATTTTTCTACATGTGCAATGGCTACCGCACACTTATCGTGCTTCTGTGCAAGGTCAGCGTGTACATAATATTTTTTTGTTGGGTCTGGCTTAAATGAATCGTCAAATCTTCTAAAGTTATCCACAGGGTTTCTTAATGTCATACATGCTCTTACCTTGTCTGCCTGCTTAAAGAATGCATCAGAAGCAAAGGTTGGTACACATGCAAAGCGCATCATAGCATCTCCAAGGTCTGTCATGAATGCAATCATAAAGTCATCGATCTTGCGTGTAGGGTTTACTTCCCATGTGGGTCTTTTTAGTGCGAATACCCCTGGATATTTGTATGAAATTATTTGATCTTCATCCCACGAAATTTCAAAGTTATTGTCTGGGCTATCTTCTGGTAGTAGTGGATTAATTGTAAACTTGTGACTTCTCTCTACCACTTCTTTTTCAGCAACAACATCATCATACTTTTCTGAAATAAAGTCACCTGGATAACGGGGGAATGATAAAAGAACTACCTTGCCAAGGTCAGGGAAGCGAGAGTCTACTGAACCACGGAAAGCCTTGTAGATATTATCAGCAGTCTTTCCTTGCTCATTTCCTGTTCCAACTTCAGATGCGAAACCAGAAATCTCATCAAGAACTGCAAGCAGAAGGTTTAGTCCCTCATGTGATTCACGCTCTGAGTGACCAGAGTAAACGGTAATAGATTTGTCAAACTCAATTGAGTCAGCCTTTGCATAATACTTTCCAGCAAACCATGGCGATCTTTCGATCTTTGATTTAAAACCTTTAAAGAAAACATTCTTTGCTTGTTGAGCGTTAATAGCCACATTGATTAGGTCGATAGCATCTCCAGAGGGCTTACCAAAATACTTTGCTGGGTCTTTTAAACATAATAGTTTATATACGATGTATGAGCATGCTACGGTTGATGTAAAGTCTTTTCCAGATCCCTTCCCAAGTTGCAGGATGATTTCATTCTTTGTGTACTTGTTGTAGTACTGAGTGCCCTTTTCTTCACCCATCATATTAATCAAATCTTCTTTACGATAGATCTGGCTCATTGCCTCAACAATATCGTACTGAATATCAGATAATGGTGGTTGTCCAAGGTACGCTTCACCCTCAACAAATGTTCTTGCGTCTACTGGCATCTCTTGAAAGTGATCATCCTGTAGTGCTTCAAGAAACTCATTGAACATCGTGGACAACTGTAATCACCTCATTGTCTTTTGCAAATGCAGAAAGCCTACGCATAATCTCATCACGAACCTGTGGATACTCTGACGCAATGTCTTTTAGGATAAGAACAAGAATCTCTTGACGCTTCTCAATTTCCATCATCTCTTCAGCAAGTTCTTTATTCTCAAGTAGTCCAGCCTTTTGAAGCATGTCAATACGCTTAGACTCAATGTCCATCACAAGTTTGATTGCTGCAGTTTTAGCACTAAGATTATTTGTCATTGATGCCTCATCAATAACTTCGTATGTGCGAGAAACCAACTTGCTGTAGTGAGTATCTGCTGCTGCTAATGCTTCTTTAGCACGAGCACGGATAGCATCATTTGCAGATGCCATAACCTTCCATTCATTAATAAGTGTTACAACTTTTTGTCTTGGTATAGAAAGTTGCTTAGAAATAACTGTTGGATCATTACCTTTTAGGTATTCTTCTACTACTAGGTTGACTTGGTCAAGATGCTTAACGAGATCGTCTTCAGTTGACATACTTGCCTTCTAGTCTATTTATTTCATCTTTAATATAAAAGATTGCTTTCTCTAAATCTTGTATGGTCTTTGCCTCATCCTTAAGTCCTGCTCTCCAAAGATATTTAAAAGCATTACCAATATTAAAATTACGATGACGAGTTATCTCAATACACTCAATACCAGATGGGTCTGATGTGTAGTGCAGTGGATTATTTACTTGGTCAACTGTTATGTTTAGATTGTCACTCATAAGATTCCTCTTCGTCAGATTCCCAATCAAATGTTTCTGGAATACCCTTTAACGCAGCAAACGCAAACGCAAAACCAACGCTACCTGCAACGGCAAGTGCTATCAATGCTTTTTCAAATTTATTCATCGTTTTGATTTCCTTAGTCCAAACTTAGCAAGGTAAACATAGACAGTCTCTAGAGAACATCCACATTCCTTTGCAATCTCTTCTGGAGTCTTCTTATCCATAAGATATCTCTTACGCATAAAGACTTCTGATGTATATAGTTTAGCAGCCATGATGTTATTTGTCAACTCCAATTGCTTTCCCCCAATTTTTTAGTGCCCAGTGCCCAATCCCGCAAGCATCTGCTACATCGTTATCAGTAATTGATCTATCATAAATAGTATTAATAAACTTAATAGTTCTCTCCTTACGAATATTTCTTTCATAAGACTTGTACCAAGAAACAGATTTTCCTGGATGCTGAGAACGAATAAACAGTTGCTCATCCTTTGATATTTTTTTATTACCAATATAATTTTGCCAAGTAATAGGAGAAACCTTTCCTATAATCTTGGTTCCAGTTTGTCCTGCTGATCCAAGGATTGCCCCCTGTACCAATGCAAGATCTGCAGCAGTCTTAGGGCTATTCATAAATACAGTGTGCTCAATAATTATTGCTTCAAACCCACCATATATATCAAAGAATGCTTTTACTTTTTTCCCTGCATCCATAACCTTTTCATATATATCGTTTCCTTCAAAGTTAATTTTTCCTACAGACTCAAGATCATCTCCAGAAAATAAAGCAAATGCAAGACTGTTTGTACTAGCGTCAATGGCGCAAATCTTATGTGGCTTTATTTCTAGCCCCCACTTATTTTTTACCATCTGTCTTATCCTTAATCTTTTTAATTGCTTTGATCACAGCGTCTGGATTTACAGAGCAAGATGAACACACTGAAAAATCATTGTAGATTGAGAGTGGCATAGAGCAAGACTTGCAAAGTCTTGTCTTTCCTTTTCTTTTTGCTCTTTTTGATTGCATATACCTTGCAGCAATTTTTTCTTTTGTTGCAAGTTCTCTACATTCAACAGAGCAGTATATTTGATACGATACTGATTGAGTAAATTGTTTATCGCAAAAGTTACAATGTCTCACTTAGAATCTCCAGGGGTGCTATCTTTAACACGCCTGGACCTGCAGACTCACATGCTTTTTTAATTGGGCATGACTTGCATATCTTGGAATTTGATCTATAGTTTTTGTTTGGCAGGGTTCTGTCTTCCCATGTCTTGCGAACTAGTCTCATCCAATCAAATGCCTGGTCTACCCACCGACGGTAATGATCGTTTACATCTACAGGTATCAAAAGAAGTTCATGATTATTTTTATTTTCATAAATCATGACACCTGTTGGTTTCTTTAAGATCTTCATATAGATAAGTAGTTGCATCAAGTGACCAGTCTTGGCCTTGCCTGATGCCTTTCTATATTCAAACCCTTCATTCATCATTGTTTTAATTTCACCAATGAGTTCTTCTCCTTGCCAATTAAACATGACATCCCCATACCCAAAGATAGGAGGATCTTCATTTATAATCTTAAACTCTGTTGTTGCTTCATTATTTTCATCACGGAAAACCTTAACAATACCAGCATTTAGCATTGCGTTTTGAATTCTTGCATGTGATAGAGTGCCAGCAGTCATATTTGCTGATGCGTATGCGTCTGCATTATCTTCAAAAATCTGACCATCAAATGCAAGGTACCAGTATCTTGCACACTCTCCATGGCCATAAGCAATGGTTGATGGTGCAAAAGTTTTCTTTGTTGTATGCTTGTCTACACGAGTAATCGTATAGCCTTCTTTAATCTTTGCCTCAAGTCCCGCTATATCCATGCGGTGAATCGGCTTTTCTTCTGGCTTTATCATTACAGTGTGCAGTAAATTCTTCGTCATCGTTTCTCGTTTCTATTAGTATAAGTATAGCAGATTAGCGTGTAATATATTTGAGTGCAGACACTAAATTATTAAGCGACTCTGCTGCCGTATAATAAAGGTTCTTCTTTCCACGATCCGACTTGTCAACATTGGCCATCCATGTAGCCTTAAAAGCCATCTTTGCTGCAATTGCTTGAAGCCTTACAATCTCTACGTGAGCAACATTGATTGGAATATCTGGCTTTATAATTAATTTAGCAATCATTGTTAGTGCCACCGTAAGTTCTTCGTCTTGCATATAGTCTGCTATCTCAGCCAAACCATTGACCATATCTATTGTTGTTCCTTGTTGTTCCATTATTCCTCCACCATATCTTCTAATATACTCATCTCAATTATAGCAAGTCTGACCTTAGAGTTACCCTCGCCTATTACGACTACTATGGCTGGGTCCTTGCCATTCTTCATAGCATCTGTAGTAGCCTTAGCCCAAACCTCTTTATTTAAAGTAAAGGATTTGCCAACCTCTTTAAAGTCTACGACAAAGTTTTTCCAGGAAGCATCTCCCTTTTGGGTATTACGACCAGAGTTCTTGTGCTGCTTAGCACCAATCCTTTTAGACTCACTCTTCTCCGTCATAAAAATCTTTCTTCTTTCTTCTGCCCAGATATACAGTGGTTAGATGCTTATCTTTGCACATCCAAGTTAATGTTTTTGTTTCAGCATAGCATCTCAATGTTGGAACTATTGCTTTGCATGTGTGGCAAACCCACTGACCCTGATAAACAGTATAACTAGCCATTTAGTTTAGCCTTGATTGATTCTTGCAAATCAAGATCCTCCCTTACACGATTAACGAATGCTTCTTTGCCTTGCACCTTTGTTCCGTCAGGAAGGATATACCAGGCACCTGTTCGTTCTACAATGCCGTTTAGTTCTGCGGTAGTAACCAGATCACCAATGGTATCAAGACCAATATTGTCACCTCTAAAATAAAAATCATACTCACCAGACTGGAACCCTGGAGAGGTTTTGGAGAACTGGAGTTCCCACTTAATAGTTCTACCAATTTTTTCTTCAATTAATTTATCTCCTACCTTGATCTTACCCTTAATCGCTTGATTGTCTGACTCTGAAGAAAAGAGTTTAACAATACATGAGGAATAAAACTTAGTAGCCTGACCACCAGAAGGCTGCTGGCTA